TGAGCGGTCTCCATAAGTTCTTCAAGTACATCAACTGCGTAAGGAGCAGATTGCATCAACTTCTTGCGGGCCCGTTCAACATCCTCGCCGGGTTTCCGTTGAGTGCGGAGGTGGACCCGGCAGAGGCCGTCATCTTTTACCCGTCCGCTGGACCACAACATGCATCGGATGCCGTCAGACTTGATAACCCGACAGCGGTGCGGTTGAGCTAAAGCAGCTCGCCGTGGGTTTGAAGGCCCGCCGTTCTCTTGTTCCTTGAGATATTGCCTTGTTGCATTAACTACCCACGGTGGCGTGATATTGCAAGCCGCTTCATCAACAATTAGGTCGAGGCCCGTGAGATATTCCGAATTCCGGTCATCCGGGTCGAGGAGCAGCGGCTTCTTCTCAACGAGCGCAAGAACTCGCCGTTCTTTCATCATCTCTTTTGTACGAGCTGAGATGAGACCCGTCGGCTTTCCCTGCTGGTCGTAAACCGTGTCCCAGTTCATGTGGGCACCACGAAGAACCTGACGGTTTTCGTAAGTGTCCTCGACCACGCCCCGTTCGTGTTCTTGCAGGCCGAGTGCAGAAAGGTCGGGTCGCAGGTCCGTTGGGGTTTCGAGGAGAGGGGTGGATTCCTCCTCGGGCTCCTCGCCGTAAGGAACGATGTCGCTCAAAATTTTTACCTCCTAGAGCTGGGGAGGATTGTCAAGATGTTCGTTAAGTTCTCGCCGCAATTGCTGAAGCTGGTCAGCAAGGAATCTCTTCTCGGTCTTCGTCCGGTAGTCCTGAGCTTCCATACGTGCGATTAACTCAGCGATGTCAGCCTTCAACTCCAGCTCACGCTGAACGTGGGCTTCGAGCTCTGGCGGTGTGTCCGTTGCCAAAATTTTTACCTCTTCTTTGAGCGTTGGGTGGCCCCGACCAGCAGGAAGCGAAAAGCGGGCCGGGGCCGACTCCCCAACAACAATTACTTCTTAGGAGTGGTCTTCTTAGCCGGGGCCTTCTTTGCAGCGGCCTTCTTCGCCGGAACCTCGACGGGTACCTCGACCTCCATGACGATGGTGTCCGGGTGTGTGGACTCATCGGCTAGGGAGGGGCCGGGGTTCTTTCCGAAGTTGGCTGACGCAACCGAGGTAAGGATGGACAGCACAGCAGCCATGGCTCCGACCGAGAACATCTCGGGCCAGTCCACGGCGTGGATGCCGACCATCTCGACACCCGCAAGGGCTACGAGGGTCTGGGCGAAGGTCTTGATAGCCCGTTCGCCCGCTGCCTTCCAGAAGTTGGTATCGAACATGTGTTTTCTTCTCTCTTTCGTTGAGGAGGTGGGGTCATTTTTTTACCCACTACATCAGGGTAGCGCCGCCGCCTCGGACGAAATTTTCCGAGAGTTGAGAGAGAAACGAGCCCCTTACATAAACAACGGATGTCGCTCAGACCAAAATCCCCCATAAATCAAGGATTCTGGGGAGCGCAGGAGGTTGGACGGCGGGGGTCGAAAAGTGGAACAAAAAGTGCTCGTGAACTGGTAGTCCCAACGGGATTTGAACCCGTGCTACCTGCGTGAGAGGCAGGCGTCCTAGGCCACTAGACGATGGGACCGAGTGTTACTTGGTGACTTTTTCGAGTCGCTTCAGAGTCCTGCTCATCATCTTTGCGATGTGACTATCGGTGTGCCGAAGGTTCTCGGGGTACTCCTTGCGACGGTGGTATCCACCCATCCGAATGACGAGAGCGAGGGCAGCAGCCTCTTCCTTCGTTAGCTCAATCTGAACCACGTTGTCGTCTTTTGTTCTCATTGACATCCTCCTCTAACCAGTTCCGGTCAATGTCTGAATCTCCATCCGTTAGAAACTCAGACAACCCATCGAATACTCTCCAGAATGTTGGAGCAGCGCACGTACAGACTTCTTCACCAAGTACGTACAGTTGTCCGTACCAATGGTCAAGTTCACCCACGAACTTCGCTTTTCGAATCTTCAAGACAACTTCCTCAGAGTCGTCAAACGGAGTGTTGGGGATGAACATGACTACATCTTTCCTGCAGGAAAATCATCTGGGGTATCTGGCTTTTCCAGCACTGGATATCTGTCTTCAATAGTCACTCCCAGAATCACATCTTCAGCACGACGGATGCCCAACGAGTAGAAACTCTCGTCAGCGTCCCCCATCGAACTTTCCCAGTCAACGACCATCTGTTGCAACTTGCCAGAGACTTCGGAAGACCATGATGAGATTTCCGTGTCCACGGCCCCAAGAACCTGAATAAGTTGTTCCGGACTAAGGACACCAGCTCTGGTGAGAATGTTCAGACTTGTTCTGATGTTGTCTTTTAGTGTTTTCATCGCAACTCCTCGATGCAGTTGTCGCACAGGAGTGCGTTTCGTGATGTTGCTTCCTCGGCAATCTTGTTGCTCGAAGTTAGCGGAACCGGGTAGACCGATGCTTTGGTCTGGCACTTGTCGCAAAGAAGAGGGTCGTCAATCCACTTTGCTTCCTTGTCGGCTTCTGCCAGAGCAACCAATCCTCGAATCAGAGCGTGCTGGGCTTTCGGTCCCCATGTCTGTCGAAGGAACACCCGAATGTCTTCTGCTTCTAGAACAGCACGGGGTGTGTCGCATGGGCAGTACATCCGAGATGGCTTGCACTCGGTAATTCCTGAGAACTCGTCCGTCTTGTGACGAGCAACAGCATGACCACAAACACAGATGCGGTTATCCCGCTTCGGTTTCTTGGTCAGCTTCTTATCGGCTTCTATTGCTTCCGACAGGTCAATCCCCATCGAAGACAATGCGTCTTTGGCACTTGTCATTACTTCACTCTCTTCCTCGGTCGTCTTCATCACCGTCAAAGTTCTGGACGATGTTCATAAAGTCGAGTTCGGTTGTTATTTTCTTTTCTAGGTCATCGAGCAACGGCTCAATCATCTGCCGTTTCCGTCTTTCGTTCAGAGCACTCACTGCTCCGAAGATGAAAGCCAATGACAAAAAGTTGGCTACGAGAACCACTCCCATCGTTGCTAACCATTGAGTCCAACTCATCATCCGTCATTCCATCCTGTCTGAGATAAAGAGTCCACGGGAGTACACGCAGTCACCAAGGTTCCGCATCCAAAACACGAAGCCTCAGTTCCCCACGCAGCAATCTCGTAGGTCTCACCATCGAAAGTGACTGGAACGTTGAGCCACGACGAACCACAGCTCGGGCACTCCGCAGTCGGAATACCTCGGGCATCAAGTTTCGGTTCTTCAGAACTCATGTCACTCCTCGTCACTGTTCTTGACTCTAGACCCCTTCCGCAGACTTGTCAACCAGAAAATACTAATTGAAACTATACTCTCAGAATACTTCCTCGATGACCCGTAGGACACCCCCACCTTCCTGTAGAAAAACTAAAAAACCATTCGACTAGTCTACTTGTTTTTAAAACGCTAAGTCTCATCTATTTTTACACTACGCATATGTGTGTTTTGCACGGGCTACCAAATAAATAGATACATCTTTACATATTGAAGACTAGTTGAATAGTTGCACTAACAGCTTTCTCCACTTTGCCAAGAACTTTTCGTTGTTAGGTACTTCAACTTTCCTGCATCTTTCTCGACGCAAAAAAACTCGCTCGTCTTTGTTAGGTACTTTCGGAGAGAGACTCCAAAAACTCAAGAAAAAGTGCAGGAAAATTCCGCCCCTTCTCCCCCCACCACCGCCCCGAACAAGCCTCCCGAAGCGGACTAGTCAACTAAAACAACTAGTCAACCATCTAATCTGCAAGGGTTGCTAACTACCAATCGACGGTAAGAATCACTTCTTTATGGTGGCCCACACGCACCAAGGGGTCTACCCAAATCTGGAACCCAGCTTCCTTAGCCTTCATGCAGAAACTGAAATCCTCGCTGGCGTTCACCATTCTCATAGCCACAGGTACTTTCAGAATCTCAAACCACGGGCGAGGGACCTTCTCAAATACCCCCTGCTTCATCGCCACGAACCCAAAACCCACACCGTCCACCTCGACAGGGTTATCCGTCAGCATGAAGGCAACTTTGTCCATCACACGAGGAGTACCCATCTCCAACTTCATAACACCCACCTGACCAGCACCGCCCACAGCAGCAAGACCAGACACGATGTCTAAATCACTTGACAACAGTCTTTGGAAGTTCTCGACCGACCAGCTCATGTCCGAGTCAATCCAGAAAATCTTGTCGTAGGTGAACTTCCCCGACCCAATCTCGTTTGTTTCCCAGTTCTGCGAGACCGTTCCCGTTGCGGTCATCTCACGGGCGCTAGCTACAAACGACGAATAATTATTGAGAAGAGTGTATGAAAACCCGTTTTCGCTCAACCACCGCAACGTTTCTACCAAAGAATCAACGTAAGCGGCTTTATAACTATCTCCGGGGGTAGCAATAACGACGTTGTAGTGGGGCTTTTCCATAGAAACACACTATCTAATCTGTCACTTTTCTGCCATAGATACGGGCTAAATATCGGTTCAAACCCGATAAAACGGCAGAAATTGGACATTTCTATCATGTATAGTCACGCACATGAGTTGGAACCCGCAGTCCCTTATCAAGGCTGCTCAGAAGTCCGGCATCGACTACGAAGTTGATGGAACATGGCTCAAGGTTGACCCTTATGGCAAGGGCTTCCAACCTGTTGGAGTTGTCTGGCACCACACAGCGTGCGGAACATTCTCCAAGGGCAACATGCCATCTCTCAACTGGTGTCGCTTCCCCGGTCAGTATTCAGGCAAGGCTCGGGCTTGTCACATCGTTGTTGGGCGTGACGGCAAGTTTCAAATCATCGTAGGTCGTGGCGCATACCACGCAGGTGTCGGTGGACCGATGACTGTCAATGGAAAGTCCATTCCTCGAAACCTCGGCAACCGCTACCTCATTGGTATCGAAATCGAAGCTTCGTCCACGAGCAAGGTAAATAAGAAGAACAGGGAAACACCGAAGTCTGGAATGAACCCAGCGCAGTTCGAGGCAGTAGCCAAATATTGCGCTGCACTTTTTGATGCACTCGGCTGGGAGACCGATGCGGCAATCCGTCATCAGGATTGGGCTCCCGGTAGGAAGGTCGATGTCGGCATCCCGCTGAAGTCACTTCGAGATGAAATTGAGAAGTACCGGAAGAAGTCCGGACACCCTCAACCCGAGGAACCAGAAATCAAGCCAGTCGTTCCTCCGGTGGTGAAACTTTCCAACATCAAGTTCCGCAAGCGTCACGACCACGTTCTCATCGTGAAGGAAGCTCTCAATAAAGAGTTCCGTCGTGCTGACCTAGTGATGAACCCGTACTTCGGTATGAGGATGCGTCGCTACTACTCCAAGTGGCAGAAGTCCCTTGGCTATAAAGGTAAGGATGCCGATGGCTTCCCCGGTCGTGATTCGCTCACGAAGCTAGGGAAAAAGCACGGCTTCAAGGTCATCTAACAAAAAGGAAACCCCCACCTCAACTTCGAGATGGGGGTCCTTTAGTCATGTCCCCTCAAACGAAACATGGCTATCTATCCAACCAACCAAGAAAGGAAAGAGATGAAGCGCTCACTCTTGCTCCTAGGCACGATTATCCTAACACTAGGAATGACCGTTAGTCCCGCTTTAGCGGGAGATGATTTTAGAACCCCCAATGGGAATCCGCTATCCGTTCAGGTCATCTACGGCTACAACCACCCCTCCATGCAGGGATGGAAGACCTCGGTGTATCGAGGAAAGTATTACGACTCTTCGCAAGAAAACTGGCGTAAGTGCGTCCAGAAGCGAGAGTCCACCTTCCGTTACGGTGCCAAGAATCGTTCGTCTTCGGCTGCAGGGGCCTATCAGTTCCTCGATTCCCAATGGCGTGAACCTCTGGCGCACATGGTCTACCCAGAACTCAAGAAGATGTACGGCAACAGTGTTGCTAAAGATATAAAGAAAAAGTTGTTCGCAAACCCCATCTCAACATGGTCACGGTCCATCCAAGACCAAGCGTTCTTCACCGTTCTGAACTACAACGGAAAGTGGTCAGGCAAGAAGCACTGGAGAACCTTTGGACAAACTTATTCCTGCTAATACTTTCTTTTACATCTCTGTAGGTGTAAGTTGAATCCATGGCTACGACTGCACGACCGTTAGAGACGTTCACTCTTCCCAACGGCACCTCCCTCAACACTCACGCTAAGGGAGACTGCAAGGGAGACCACTGCGCCATCCACAACCCGTCTAACCATCACATGGTCGATTGGCCTCAGAACTGGCGTGACGACATCTTCGTCATGGAGCGTGTCTGCGAACATGGCATCGGTCATCCCGACCCCGACCACATCTCCTTTGACAAGCGACCTGACGTAAAGTCTCACGGTTGCGACGGTTGTTGCATCTACATCAATCCATTCATAGAAGATGTCATTGAGTTGATGGAGACTTACGAATGAGAGACTTTCAAAGAGAACTTGTAGACAAAATCGCAGAAGAGGTTCTACTTGCTCGTGACTATCCGAAGCCAACAGGAAAGCACGGATACGACTACGAGTGGGACCCCACCAAAGAAGACAGTCAGTACTCCATGGTTCGTGAAGATGTTGACTACGTGACTAAGCGTGTGTTTGATTTTCTTCGAGACGACACCCCGGAGGAAGACGAGGAAGTTGTTGAGTCTTACGGCTCACCGGCTGTCTCGACAACAAACGCAATCTTTATCTTTGTGAAGAACCCAGAACCCGGCGTCCCTTTCTATGTCAAAGATGTTCGGGAGTGGCTCAATCGGGTAGACATGGCTGACATCCCCGATGACACCGAGGTCGAAGGCGGTCTCTACCTTTCTTACGACCTCAGTCAAGAGGAAGGCGACCTCGTACACATCGACCGAATCGAGTGCGGAGACTGCGGAGCCAAGGACATTCTTATTACAAATCACTCCTGCTCCAGCACCCCCATCTAACTTCGAGCACTTTTATTGTGCAACCCCCTTGCAACTGCCAACCGAGGAGAGTAAGGTCGGAGAAAAGAAGGGGATGATGAAATGACAGATGGGGTTAGCTGGACCGAATACGAACAGCACAAGCGTGAGGTAAAGGACAACATCGTCCGAGAAATCCTTCACGACCTAGACGACCTCATCGACCAGTGCTCCAACGGGGGCACATCTCGGGATTTTATCGACGGACTCCAGCGTGCTCGGGCGATTGTTGCCCCCAAGTCACATCCATTGGACCAGCCCCGTCTTTTCTAGAAAATTAGGGCCAGTAGTAACCTTGGCTCTTCCACCCAGACTTACAACTACTACTCACGATGGAGTGAACCGTGGCTATTCCTTTCTCTTTTCGCATCTCTGACGAATTCGTCGCTTCCTACAAAGATAGAAAGGAACCGTTCGGTTATCGAGATGCGGGCGGGAACTCCGTTGGTGAAATCACATTCCTTCGCACTTACTCACGGCTGAAGGAAGATGGAACCAAGGAGACTTGGGTTGATGTCTGCGAGCGTGTCATCAATGGCATGTACTCACTTCAGAAGGACCACTGCAAAACCAACCGACTCCCGTGGAGTGAGCAGAAGGCTCAAAGCTCAGCCAAGGAAGCGTTTGACCGTCTCTTCAATCTGAAGTGGACACCTCCGGGTCGTGGTCTCTGGGTTATGGGAACTCCCATCGTCAACGAGCAGCGCAACTCTGCTGCACTTCAGAACTGCGCTTTTGTTTCTACCTCAGAGATGACCAAGCACAATCCTGCTAAGCCATTCGGCTTCCTCATGGAAGCGTCCATGCTCGGCGTTGGCGTTGGCTTCGATGACAAGGGTGCTGATAAAGAGTTCACCATCTACCGCCCTTCCAATGACAAAGAGCACTACGTCATCCCCGACACCCGTGAGGGTTGGGTCGAGTCCGTCACCTCTCTCATCAACTCATACCTTCGACCAGACCAACCAACCTACGTTTTTGACTACGGACTCATTCGTCCACTTGGCGAACCCATCAAGACGTTTGGCGGAACTGCTGCAGGTCCCGAACCTTTGATGAAGTTGCACAACCACATCGTGGAACTCTTCAAGGGTCGCAAGGGCAAGATGCTCACTCGCACAGACATCGCAGACATCGGCAACATGATTGGTGTTTGCGTTGTGTCGGGCAACGTTCGCAGGTCAGCTGAGCTCCTCATCGGTCGTCTAGATGACGAAAACTTCTTGAACTTGAAGAACCCGGAAGCTTTCCCGAAGCGCAACTCTTACGACCCCGACGCTCCCGGTTGGGCATGGATGTCCAACAACTCTGTCGATGTCTCTGTTGGTCAAGACCTCACCCCCATCGTGGAAGGCATCGCTCGCAACGGAGAACCCGGCGTTCTTTGGATGGACGTTTCTCGCAAGTACGGACGACTCGCAGATGGTCCCAATAACAAGGACCACCGAGTCATGGGCTACAACCCCTGCGCCGAGCAGTCGCTTGAGTCTTACGAGATGTGCACCTTGGTCGAGACCTACCTCAATCGTCACGACGACCTTGAGGACTACAAGCGCACTCTCAAGTTTGCGTACCTCTACGCCAAGACCGTCACCCTTCTCCCCACCCACTGGGAAGAGACCAACGCAATCATGCAGCGCAACCGTCGCATCGGAACCTCGATGTCAGGTGTCGCAAACTTCGCAGACAAGCAGGGTCTCCCCACGCTTCGCACTTGGATGGACGATGGTTACAACACTGTCTCGTCTTACGACAACATCTACTCCGAGTGGCTCGGCGTTCGTGAGTCCATCAAGACCACAACCGTGAAGCCTTCCGGAACCGTCAGCATCCTTGCGGGCGAGTCCCCCGGTGTGCACTGGACCCCCGGTGGCAAGTACTTCCTTCGCACTATTCGTTTCTCGAATACGGACCCGATGCTTCCGCTCTTCAAGATGGCGAACTACAAGATTGAGAAGGCGAGCGAGTCTCCCGACACCACCTCAGTTGTCTACTTCCCCATCAAGTCCGAGGCGAAACGTGCAGAGCGAGATGTCACTATCTTCGAGAAGATGGCGCTCGCAGCTCAGGCTCAGCGCTACTGGTCAGACAACTCCGTCTCGGTCACCATCTCTTTTGACCCCGAAACAGAGTCTGAACACATTGGTACCGTTCTCCATATGTACGACGGTCAGCTCAAGACAGTGAGCTTCCTCCCCTCGGGCAATGTCACCTACCCTCAGATGCCCTACACCCAAATCACTGAGAAGGAATACGAGTCCTACACCAAGAAGCTTTTCCCCATCGACTTCACGGGTGTGTATCAGGGCATGGCGCAGGATGCCATGGGCGAGGCTTACTGCACCACTGACGCTTGCGAAATCAAGTTCGTCAAGGAGAATGTAAAGGGGTAGTCGGGTGTCTGAAGTACCGCACGATTCACTTTGTCCTTCTAGGCATAAAGAGTGGATTAAAAGCACTTACTGCACTTATTGCCAACTAATACGCAGGGCCAGAGAAGAAGAGCGCCAAAAGATAGAAAACTCTTAGGCTAGTATCTAGGGTCTATGGCATACCCAATCCAAAAAGTAAATAAGCCAGCAGACCTCCGGGGAATCACTAACGGACAGATTCCCGACCACCTAATGCGAAGCATCGCTCCTTTCGGCAGGATGCATCATCTAGCAGCCGACGCATGGAACGCCATGCACGCTCATGCTGCTAGCGAAGGCGTAAATCTTTCTAACGTTGGTTCGTTCCGAAGCTACGACCAACAACTTGCTCTTTTCATGCAGCGTTATGTCAAGGGCGACTCTGGCGACCACCGTCGCATCATGCGAACATTCCAAGGTCAAAAGTGGATGCTCAAGCCCAAGATGGCTCCAGCAGCATCCCCCGGAACCTCCAACCACGGGTGGGGCCTAGCGATTGACGCTTGTCTCGACATCAAGGGCAAGAAGGTTGGAATCACAGGTCGGGTTCCAAACAAACCATTCTCAGGAATTGACTGGCTTCTTCGGTGGGCAGGGGAGTACGGATTCTCGTGGGAGCTTCAGTCTGAACCGTGGCACATTCGATATGTCACCGGAGACAACATTCCTCAGGCGGTCCACAACTGGAAGGCTGGACAACCTCACCAGCCACAGACACCACCGACCCCTCCAACACCGGATAATCCGACTGTTGCCTCTGTAACCGTCAAGAAGCCATGGCCCGGTGGTCGCATGTTGCGTATGGGGATGCGTAATAATAAGTACGTGAAGATGGTTCAGGAAAAGCTTGGCCTCAAAGCAGACGGTTGGTTCGGCCCCAACACGAACCATCATGTTGTGCATTTTCAGAAGAACAACCCTGAGTGTGGGCCAGCTGATGGTATCGTCGGCCCCAAGACTTGGGCGGTGTTATTCCGGTGAGATTTAGGGACTTCGGTTGTGAACCGTCGTTCGTTTCTTTAGAAGATGACGACGTTGTTGTAGCTACGTCTGTCTCCAGCACCAGAGCAGATAGAGAAGTCTCCAAGAATGTCAACAAGTCTCACATTGAACCTTGGTTGACAGTCCCAGAAGAAGTAACTGGAGAAGCACACTTCTTTACCGTATGGAAGAACCATGTCATCGTTGGCGAAACAGTCCTTTGGGGTTTCACCGAGGGAGACGAAGATTCCTATATCTGTTTCATCAGTTATTGGGTTGACCGAAACTACGTAAATAAAGGTGTTGGCACAAAAGCTGTGTCACTTTGCGTGAAGCACGCTTTCGACAATCTCAACGTTGACCGAGTTGAGGCAGCGATTCAACCAGAAAACTTTGCCAGTTCTCGACTGGCAGAGAAGGTCGGCTTCAAGAAAATTACCGTTATCCCCGACTTCTTCCGAGTTGGTGGAGTTAAAACACCTCACGACCTTTGGGCGATTGATAGGGATTGATTTTTTCATAGCGTTTTAGGATGGAGTTACACCCCAAAACGTTA